GATAACGTAAGATTTAGATATAACTTACCTGAAAAAGTTGGAGGATGGTCTTCTCTAGTATCAGATAGTATTGTTGGTGTTGCTAGAAAACAACACGCATTTGTTGATTTAAATGGAAATAGATACGTTGCTCTTGGAACAGATAAATTTTTATTATTATATTTTGAAGGACAATTGTTTGACATAACACCTTTAAAAGCTACATTAAGTTCTTCTACAATTGCAACTATAAATGCTTCAGCTGTTTGTACGATAACAACTTCTACATCACACAATCTAGAACCTGGAGATATAGTTTTACTAGATAGCGTAACATTACCAGGCGGCACAGGTTTTAGTGCATCAGATTTTGAAGATAAATTATTTCAAGTAACGTCAGTTCCAACACCTACAACTTTTACAATTACACAAAGTTCTAACGCTGGTGCAACTGTATCAACAGGTGGAAGTATTGCAGTCAAGCCTTATGAGAAAGTAGGTCCAGCCGCACAATCTTATGGTTATGGTTTTGGTATATCACAATGGAATGGATCAGTTCCTGGAGCTGCAACATCTAATTTAGATGGAGCGTTGTTAAACGATACCGCTGGTACAGGTGGATCGGGGACTTCAATTACATTAGATGCAACGACAAACTTTAGTTCATCAGGAAGAATATTAGTTGAAAACGAATTAATTTCATACGCAGGTGTATCGTCACCAAACTTAACAACAATCACAAGAGAAGTTGATGGGACAAGTAAGGCAGCTCATGCTGATGGCACATCAGTTGTAGACGCTACAAATTTTTCTGATTGGGGTGAAGCAGTTCTTGCATCAGAAGTAACTCTTGAACCAGGTCTTTGGTCATTAGATAATTTTGGTCAAGTATTAATTGCAACTATTGCAAATGGTAAAACATTTACATGGAATGCAGGTGCAGCAGCACCTTTAACTACAAGAGCATCTACAACGACATCTGGTTTTGCTACAGGAAATAATCCAACTGCATCAAGAATTACTTTAGTATCTCCAACAACTAGACACTTATGTCATTTTGGAACTGAAACAACTATTGGAGACACAACAACACAAGATGATATGTTTATAAGATTCTCCGATCAAGAAGATATAAATGACTATACAGTGACTTCAATAAATACTGCAGGAGATTTTAGATTACAAGATGGTACAAAAATAGTTGGCGCTGTTAAAGCAAAAGAAACAATTTTAGTATTTACAGATAATGCATTGTATACAATGAAATTTGTAGGTGCTCCTTTTACATTTAGTTTTGAACAAGTTGGTACAAACTGTGGATTAATAGGTAAGAATGCAGTTGTTGAAGTAGATGGTAGTGCATTCTGGTTATCTGCGAATGGTTTCTTTATGTTTGATGGTACTGTTAAATCATTACCGTGTAGTGTAGAAGATTTTGTATACGATAATTTTGATACTACAAAAGGACAACAAGTTGTGGCGGGTATAAATAATTTGTTTACAGAAGTTATTTGGTATTATCCATCGTCAAGTGCAAGTTACAATGACAAATATGTTGTTCTTAACTATGGTGAAGCTATGAAAAACGGTGTTTGGTATACAGGTACTGAAGCAAGAACTTCCTGGATTGATGCAATTGTATATCCTAAACCTTTTGCAACTAAATATGATGCATCAAGTAACGGCACGTTTCCAGCAGTTGTAGGTCAAGATGGTTTAGGACAAACTAAATTTTTTGAACACGAAGTTGGCACGGATCAAGTTAATGAAGATGGGTCTACTACAACAGTTACATCTTTTGTAAAATCATACGATATAGATTTAGAGCAAAGGCAAAGAAATAGACAAGGTCAACAGATAGGTCTTAAATTAGCAGGTGAAGTTTTTTTAGCAATGAGAAGATTTGTACCTGATTTTAAAACACTAACAGGTAATGCAAAAGTAAGTTTAGGTATTAAAAGATATCCTCAACAATCAGATACAACAACTAGTTTAAGTCCCTTTACAATTAATTCAACAACCCTTAAAAAAGACACTAGAGCTAGAGGAAGATTTATAAATGTTAAAATTGAAAATGATGATAGTGGTGAATCTTGGAGATTTGGCACACTTCGTTTAGATGTACAACCAGATGGTAGACGATAATGACAAAAATTAATATAAGAATACCCGAACCAAAAATAGAATACGATGTATCTAACCAAAAACAAATTAACAGAGCTTTGACTATTATGAAGGATCAATTAAATTCTACATTTTTAGATGAAGTAAAACAGGAGCAAGAGAGATTCTCTTGGTTTATAGGTGGCTAATATATATAAAAATGCAAAGGTAGATTTTACTACCACTGATAATACTACAGTTTATACAGTACCAGCTGGCTCTAGAGCTATCATAAAAAATATGATAGTATCAGAAGACTCTAATAATGCAGATAGTATATCTGTTACAATAACAGATGCATCTAGTGCTATATTTAGTGTGTTTAAAGATAAGGCTATTTCTGCAAAAGCAACTGTTGAATTAATAACTCAACCAATTATACTGCAGGAAAGCGAAATATTAAAAGCACAAGTTGCAACAGCAGATAGGCTACATATGGTTGTATCATTATTAGAAATAAATAGGGATTAATATGTCATTTATAGAAACAGAAGCATCATACAGAATAGAAGTAATAAACGGTAAACCAGTAAAGATTATTACACCTCAAACAGAGGTTACATTAACTAATATGAAAACAGGACAAGAGTATAATTCAGACGCAGAGGCTATGCAAGATGTGCAAAACTCTGAAACAGAGACCGTGGCTGACGATATTAAAAGAGATGTTAAGGTAATCGTAGAAGCTTTACCACTTGGAGGACAGACAAAACTGTAGTATAATAAATTATGGCGATTTCAAGAATGCAACAACCCAGACAGAATTACGGACTAGGAAGCTTTGTTAAAAAGCTCACTAGAAAAGTAACTAAACCATTTACAAAAGTAGCTAGAAAAATAGTACCAAAAGAAATAGCAGGTATCATGAGAACAGCTGCACCTTTTTTGCCACCAGGATATAGAGAAGCAGCATACCTGTTGGGCACAGCAAAACAAACAGGTAGAATTAGTCCAACGGATTTAGCATTAGCTGCTTTACCCACAGTAGGAAAAATTCCTTTTGGACAAAGTGAAGCTAGTCTTTTTGATAGAATAGGTAGCATTGAAGTTCCATTTACAAAAGGTCAGCTTGGTGGAAGAAAAGATTTAAAAGAATTATTAGTCGGGGGAAGATTTGCTAGTGATGATAAAACCAGAACCATAAGCACAGAAGGTATTTTTGGTAAAGGTGGTGAACAGTTTAGAGTTGGAGATGGTAATGTTGGTATCTTTGAGACTAAAGCAGGACAAAAATTATTTGGTAGATATGATAAAAAATTAGATAAATTTGTACCAAGCTACACGAAAATAGGAGCACAAGCATTAACTGTAGGTGATTATATTAACACACAAAAACAATTAGAAAAATTAGCTAGTGGAGCTGATGACGTGGTTGAAGAAACAGCAGGTGGTGGTGTAACTGACTCTGAAGCTTATCAAAAATTTTTAGCACAATTAGCTGCATTAAATCCAGAAGCATTTAGAATTCCTGAAAGACTTAGATTAACTGCTAAAGGTGGTGGTTTAATGAGAACTAACTTTGCAATGGGTAGTGATGATGATCCAAAACCATTACCAGAAGACCCAACTAAACCTATAAATCCTTTTGGACCAAAACCAATTAAACCATTAGGTGACATGAAGATGGCTGGTATGGATAGAAAAATGGCAGCCCAAATGTTAGCAGATGAATTAGCTGAACAAGAATTTGGCATGGATTTTTATGACCTTGATATACGAACACAAATAAAAATATATCAAGTAGCATTAGATATGATTGATGAAGGAGGTGGTAATGCCATGGGTGGACTACCAAACGATAGAACAAATTTTGCTCTTGGAACAAGGCCCACGGCTCAAGAATCTGGTTTAGGAGGGCTTCCAATTGAGGCAGATATGAGGTATACTGGTGGCTTCATGCCATATGGCGCAAAAGAAAAAGCCGATGAC